AGCTCAATTTCTTTTCACCATTTGGTCCTATAATTTCTAATATCAAATCCATTCTACGTATCACTGCTTCTTTGCTATAAATTTGTTGTGTTCCGAAATCTGAATCATTTGTACAAATAACTAAAACGTCTGGATCAGTTGTCATACCTTTAATCTCAGAGCCAGTGATATTAGCCGAGTTTGTCTGCAAAGGTGCTGAGGTATTAGCCGCAATCAAATTGAGTACGTCAGTGTTTTTAGTTCTATCTTGACCAAAATCATCATAATGAATGACTCTTTTGCCAACAATTCCAGTAGTGTAATCAGATGACATGTTCCAAGTATATGTTGTACTGCTAACAGCTTCAATAACATCTTCTTCATTTTCAAGATCTAGTGCCCGTGCTACAATAACAGGCCAAACTGTCGATTTGCCTGATCCTGCTTCGCCAACTAAAGCTAAAACTGTTGGTTCAAATTCTCGATCACGTGGTTGTCCTATTTCTGACATTCCTTTTTCATAAGCTTCAAGTTGTCTCGTAAAAAACATCGAATACTGCTTGTGTAATGTTGCGTACTCTTCCGCTTTAACTTTCTTTTCATAAAATTGCGTTCTAAATACTTCAGATTTTACTCCAGTATTTGTATAAAGAGAAGCTCTGTATGCCATAAAAGCTATATGAAGATCATTTATAGGATTTCCAATCTGAAATGTTTTATGTTGTAGCCAAATCTTTGGATCATTGTAAGATCCTGTAAGCCATTCAATAAAAGACTCAATAGCAGCTGTTATACCTTTAACCAAATCTTTACCAAATCTAACAACTGTAACAACAGGAACTAATATCTTGCAAAATTCTGATACAAGCTTTATACCAGAACCAAATGATTTTGGTAAACTTTCTAACAAAGGTGATAACCATGCAGGACAATCAAATTCTTCGTCCGACTCTTCGTACATACTCTTCAGCTTTTTCGCTAACATCTTCTTTTGACACCAAATACCTTTTACGGCAGTCTTTGTAACATCCATCTTTGAAAAAATGCCAAATTCTTTAATTAAATTTATTTCTTGTAAATCTTTATAAACTTTTTCAAAATTACTAAACACATAAAAATTGTCA